AATAATAGGTGTATCACCCCAAGATTGATAACCCCAAGTTCTACGCCCCCATCCAGTTTCAATTATATTTGTATCACCCCAATCAGCCTGACCCCAATAAGAACGACCCCAACCATCAGTATTTGCTTCACCACCCATTCCACCATGGTTAGTACAATAATAATATAAAGTTGAAGGTGCGCCTGCAGCTACTTCGATTTGTGTGTAAGCTCCAGAACTACCAGGAGTTCCAACAGCTGTAACTCCAGTTGTATATTGAGTTCCACCAGCTGCATCAGCTGCTGTAGCAAATCTTAATGGATGTGTGCCATTACTTGAATCTGATTGATCAAATTTATAAGTAAGACCAGCACCGATCATTACGGTGTCTTGTTGAACTCCATCAATAACATATTTATTACCAGAACCAGTGCTGACAACCGTAACTGTAAATGTCTTTGCTATCGACATAAGGACTTCCTCCTTATGCTATTTGGATAATTGCGTTGCCTGCTGTTTGTGCTGGAAATTGAATTGTAAAAGTTCCAGTTGTTACAGTCTTGTTTGCACCAAAGTTAATTGCGCAAACCGCTTTGTTAGAATTTGTTGAATTATAAATTAAACAACCTCTTGCTGTAAAAGATGCAGTTGATCCCCACGATGTACTTGCAAAGAGACAACATGCAGTGTCTCCAGATAAAACTGGAGTTGTACTTGTTAAAGCGTTTCCACCTGTTGTGTATCCTGTTGAAGTTGAACTAACTTCATAAGTGTTTGTTGGATCAGCTGTACCATCAGCTGGTGCTGTATACGCTGTCGTTGATTTGCTTAAAGTTGCTGAACTTGTGTATAAAGCCAATTTAAATGAGTCTGTACCATTAGTAAAATTGTGACCTTCTACTAGAATTTCTTGTTTAAAACTATTACAAATTGCCGATGTTATTGCCATAATTTATCTCCTATTATTGAGGCGGCGACTCGATCGGTATACGTACAGTACCATCTGTGTAATCGTCTCGTCTTCGTCTCCCAATTTGCATACTTGCAAATTTCGCTAGTTCCTGTTTATACTTTTGTTCGTATAATGTCAACATATCTGCTGGGCCTTTTAAAAAAGAATAAGCCTCTACCAAACAAGCATATAGAAGCCCTTGAGGGAAGTAAGTGCTAATATAAGTGGTAGTATTTCCAGAAGATAAGCCTTGAGGAATTTTGTTCCAATAAATCGTATATAAATAATTTTTATCAGGAGTAGGTGCTAAATAAAGAGCGCCTGAAGTAGTGGTTCCCGCTCCTGTTGCCCCTCCAAACATAGCATAATATTTAGGTAATCCGGTAGTATCTTGACCCGTTTGACTTCCTTCAGGGCCTGTTAATTCTCCCACATATTCTTGAATAAAAGTTTGATCTCTTCTTAGTAAAAATTGTCCTTTACCAGTTCTATCAGATGTAGAATCAAAAACTTCTACTGCTCTAACAAATAAACATCCAGCAGGAACATTGATACTATTATAATCTGTTGCTAATTGAGCATCAGATCTTACTCTGTCTGCATCAATTGGAACATCATAAGCTAATCTATATTCTGCATTCTCAATAAATCTGTTTATAACTGCTTGAGTAAAAACTGTAGAATCAACTTCTGTCCAGTTTCTAATATCTGTTGTTAAATTTGCGTAAGTATATCCTGCCATTATGATTGTAAAGTAACCGGTCCTACTGAGATCGGGTATCCTCCTCCTGGTGCAACACTTGTTGCGTTTGTATCAGCACTAAACCAAAACCAATTTCTACCAAACTGTCCTGTATTATTGGGTCCAGTTGTATCAGTTGCGCCATCTACATATTTACCTACTGTTATAGTATATCCTGCAGTTTTTGCAATTGTTGCTCCTGTAATACCACCAACTTCTTCTGGATTGCCAAATACTCCAGCAGCTCCTAAAGGTCCTCTAAATCTTTTTACATCTCCAGTTGTATATCCATGTCCAGGTAAATTAACATTCACAATTGGTGAACCAATTTGATAAGTTATTAATGGATTATATTCTAATACATCAGCTACACCAAATTCGGTTCTAGCTGGTTTTGCATGTTGCAAAGCTTGTGGATCAGAGCCCACGGGTCTTGGACTAATTTGAGGTTGTTTAGGTTCATATTCAGAATTATGAACCCATAAACCATTCCATTCTTGAACCATTTCTCTATATGGAAATGCTGCTCCAGAACGATCTGAAATCATTAATGCGTTTCTACCTTTTGAAAACTGTCCCATTATCTTTTTCTCCAAGTTTTAGCTTTTATAATTTTATGATAACGATCAATTTCTTTATCACCTATCATGTGATCTATATGCGTTTCCCTTTTTCCTGTTATGGGATTTTTCATTTTAAAAGTAGGTTCTTTACCAAACTTCTTCTTATAAAGTTTACGTCTTGAACTTACTATTTTACTTATAGCTTTATCTTTTGCTGCAGATACTTTAAATTTTTGAGATACGGATAGTTTTTTCTTATTTTTGAGGATAGCTCCCATTCCTTTAGTTATAAGAGTCATTATCTCCAACCTTTCTTAGCAATTTTAGGAAAACCTCTAATTAAACCACCTTGTCTCATACCAGGTAATGTTTCTTGTACTCTAACAGGGCCTTTTCCTTCTTTTTTTCTAAACCATTTTTCAATGCTTTCCCCTGCTTCTTTTAATTTTTTCTTTTCTACTCCAGAAGCACCCGTTCCTCTATGAAGTGGAGGAGAACCTAATTCATCAACATGATAATAAGGACTTTTTGGATCAAGTTTCCACTTGTCTTTTCCAGGACCTGGTTTTGTCTCTAAAGGAAATAATTTTTTACGCTTACTTTTTATTTTAGGTTTACTTTTTTTAATTATTTCTTTTATAATTTTTAGTTTAGCCATTATATATTTGGATAATAAGTTTTCGGTGTAATATACGTACTCGCCGCTGATCCATCCTCCTGTAAAGCTCTTTGTAATTCATCTTCATAATATAATTTCATTTCTTGTGTTCTTTGCGGGGCATATTTTTGAGATAAATAAAATGCTAATCCTGCTACCATACAAGGAATAAATCTATATGGAGCATCAGTTGCATTTGTATAAGCTGCTCCTGCATCTTGAACTCTTTTTAAATAATAAATATTAACATAATTACTTGCTTGGCTCGCTCCTGCTGTTGGATAAAGTGTAATTGTAGTTTGGTCTATGAATCTTTGAACCCAAAATTGACTTGGTGTTCCTTTGACCATTTTATTTGAAAAAGCTGCATAAGTAGATCTAGTAACTTTTGTTAAAGGTAAATCTGTTTGATCTGTTGTATTGTAGTCTGTTCGGTATGAAGCCGAAAGAATATCGGTTATTCCATATATCCCATTTACAGGAGTAGTAATGGTACTCGTGCCATCTCCACTATCTCTAAAAAAATTGTAAGTTTGAGTACCTTCAATTAAATCAATATTAGTATTTCCAATTTCCCAGAAATGAATTCCTCTATTTCCCCACTCTTGAAATAAAATATTTAATGATCTTCTAGCACTTAATAATTGATGACCAGCTGTACCAACTAATCCAATTCTTTCATAAGCTTCCGCAATAATATCATCAACTGCAAAAGTCTTATCAAATGTGTAAGAGCCAGATGTTACGTTTGCCATCTAATCCCCTATCCGGCATAGAACACGATTATCTGAATAAAATGAGTCAGAGTATAAGTAACATATAGTCCATTTACTAATCTTGCTCCTGTGCCATAAGCTGAAACTTGACCGTTGTTTCCTCCAGAAGTTCCACTTGATTTATCAGTAGCAATTACAGTTCCGGCAGTTCCACCAGTTCTAAAGCTACATGTTCCAGCGACTGCGCCAGATGTAGTTCTAAAACTTCCGAATACTCCGCCACCACCAATTTTAGCTCCACATAAAGATCCAAAACCAACTGTTATGTTAGCTGCTGGTTGTGCACTCATTTCAACTGCAGTTACAGTTAAAAATATTTTAGTGCCTGCTGTTGTTGTAGCAGATCCTGCTAAAGTTATTACTTCTGTTTGAGCGGCTCCATCTGTATCAGTTCCAGTAATAGTAGCTGTTTTTCCACCATCACCTGTTCCTGTAGTTGTAACATCAACATTTCTTCCTCCGCCATTGTGCGCGGCTGCAAGAGAGGTTTGTGCCATAGTTGCAGATGTATTAGGTCTAGCTGCAGTTACAAAGTAATCAGGGTCAGCTGCTACTTCATCACTTATATAAACCCAATTCATTAAAGTTATCGACATAATTTTCTCCTAATTATCTAGGCTCCCGTAGGAGCCTAGAATAATATTATTATCTTTGTTGTATCGTTTGAACGTAGTCAACGAAAAGATCGTTAGCGTTCGTTCCTTTACTTTCAGTCATCATTTTCAATTCCATAAGTAAATCGTCAGGAACAGTTGTTGCTGCTTGTGTTCCTACACAATTACCATTTAGGAAAAGTTTATATTGTGCTGATGTCTGGCTTAACTCAGTTCCTGCAGGTTGGAATAAAAATCCCAATCTAACACTGTTATCAGGCATGTTGTATGCCGTTGCTGACTGTGTAGTTACAGTCGAATCAGCAAAAGTATAATTACTTCCTCCAGCTGAATCTAACATAGTGAAAGATGTTC